GATTATTTATACCGAATGTCTGCCACAACCTTAGTTATTACAACAGCTTCATTCAAGGTCTTCGGATTGCGATTTGCAGTGACAGTAATGCTTTGTGTTGGTCTGTACCATGCATTTTCTATGGCAGGTATCATAGAGACCAAAAAGACAGCCTATATGGATGCTCTTGTCAAATCTCGTGAGACCTTGCCCGAATGTTTTAAAACTCTCCGTGATCAACATGTCAAGACCGCTTGTATGTTATTCGGAGCTATTGGTTTTATGTATGCTGCTGCCCAGACCTACAAGGCAGTTAAAGCAAATTTAAGGATGCAGGGTAAGTTGGCACCAAAATCCGTTGACGACGTTAGGGAACGTGATATGGAAGCTGACATTTGGCGACAGCCAGAACCTGTTCAGATGGATAGTAATGGTAGCTTTGGAAGTAAAGACCATATTGATGGAGGACTTCGATCTGCGCAATTTGTTGTAGAGATCGGAAATAGTTTTTCAGGAGCTTTTTGTCTTGCTACTAAGGAGTTTCTTATTCCTGCGCATATGCTACCACATGAGCCAATGGAGGCCAAGTTTACTGGGCGTGTCGGGACAACCCGCATGGTGCTCAATCCCGAAAGGGCTGTGAAGATTCCAAACACAGATTTAGCTTTGGTCTATTGTCCCGCTGCTGCACCAGCTAAGGATATGCTTAAACATTTCGAAAGGGATTACATCCGTAGTCCCATGCCAGCCACATTGCATGGCGTTGATGAAAATCTTAAACAATTCTCCGATAGACTTTATTGGAAGCATTCTAATGATGTGCACAATGGTGCAGAAGTCTTTCCTGGTTCGTTTTATGAACTGAGGAATACGGAGACATTTGAAGGGATGTGTATGTCATCCATCATTTCTGATTCCAGGGAACGTAAGATTATTGGTTTCCATGTAGGAGGAGTCACAAACACTCGTAAGGGTTGCGCTTGCGCTATTACTGTACCACAGTTGATAGTTGCTAAGAACAAACTCATCTCCATGAGTGCGCTGCACATGTCTGCCCCTCAGATGAAGGAACTTCCTGATTCTATGATGGGTATAGATTATGCTAAGAGTCCTACTGTCGATAGGAAATGTCCCACTAATTTCATCTCTGGAGATCCAGCACTAGTTGTATATGGAACGGTGACAGGGAAATCGACATTTAACTCTAATGTTATTGAAACTCCAATCTCTAAGATTGTGGAAGATGTAACGGGAGTACCCAACAGACATGGTCCACCTAAATTCAAATCTCCTATTGTGAGAAAGGATGGACATGTCGATAATCAAACATGGTTACCATGGTATAACTCACTGGAAGTGTGTTCGAAGCCCTCGATTGGTTTTGATCCTGTGAAGGTAGAGGTTGCTATGGACGACTATGCTGGTGGAATTATTGAAGCTTTAGAAAGTCTCCAAGAGATGCATAAAGCCGAGATTAGGCCCCTAACACACCAAGAAACCATTTCTGGTATTACGGGGAAGAGGTTTGTAGACTCGATGGTCTCAAAAACCTCAATTGGTTACCCTATTGGGGGACCTAAGTCAAGGCACATGGTTGACTTACCACCAACAGATGAACATGATTGCCCAAGGGATTTCACTCCTGAGATCTTGGCTGAAATCGAGTCTGCACTAGCATCAGCTGATGCCGGTGAGTTCATGAATATGATTTTTGGAGCCAGTCTAAAGGATGAACCTACTAAATTTGGTTTGCACAAGGTGAGAGTATTCCAAGCTGCCCCTTTAGCACTACAATATGCTATTAGGAAGTACTTCTTGCCAGTTGCACGGGCTTTGTCATTGCACCCGTTAGTTTCTGAAATGGCTGTGGGAGTTAATTCTCAGGGTCCTGAATGGAATGAATTGTCAGAATTTATGGCAAAGCATGGCGATGAACGCATCCTAGCTGGAGACTATTCCAAGTATGATTTGCGAATGCCTGCCCAACTCACCTTGGCGGCTTTTGCTGTTTTAATTCGTATTGCTAAATGGTCTGGTAATTATTCAGCACAAGATATTAATAGGATGGAAGTAATTGCACACGAAGTATGCACACCATTGGTGGCTTACAACGGTACTTTGTTACGTTTTTTGGGAACCAACCCCTCTGGACAGAACATGACTGTCTATATTAACAGTATCGTAAATTCGTTGTTGCATAGAATTTGCTTTTTCGAGATTTACAAACCCTCTGAGATGGCAAAGATTGGCAAAGATCTTGGTTTAGACAGGCCAGCTGTATACCGGGATATTGTTGCCACAATGACGTATGGTGATGACGCGAGGGGCTCAGTCCGAGAGGGCTTTGATCTCTTTAATCACATCAGCATGGCCAAAATTCTCAAGGAGAATGATATGGTCTTTACAATGCCCGACAAAGAGTCGGAGCCCACACCTTA